CCGTGTTCCGCCCAAGCTAACTGCCGTGCCGTTGATGGTGATACTGCTGTTGGTCAGGCTGCTGTTGCCGATATTCGAGAGTGTGTTATTCGAACCACTAATAGTTTTATTAGTTAATGCCTGCGAATCATCTAACGTTACTAGAGTTTTTCCTGTTGGTATCGTCGTTCCTGCTAGAGTAGTTGTTCCAGTAACAGTAAAGTTATTAGCAACCGTAACAGTTCCTGAGCTATCAATAGTAACTCTATTTTGACTATTAGTTATAAGAGCTAAAGTGTTGGCACTAGGAACGTATATTCCTGCTCCGGCACTCCCCAATGATGGTTTCGTTAAATTACCAACGGGAAGTATAATACCATTTGATCCGTCTAATGTTAATGCCATTGTTATCCTCTTAAACTATTGTCCAGACTGAGCCTGATGGAATTGTTACTACAACTGTATTAGCGATGGTTATTGGACCAGCACTCATCGCATTCTTACCTGTAGTTATTGTATAATCTGATGTTACAACCTGATCGTTTTCGTAGAATACTGCATTACCAACACCACCTGTTGCACCACCACCAATAGTACCCCATCCAGTGCCATTATGACCTTCAAATTGTTCTAGGGTCGTATTAAAACGAATATAACCAACTTCCGGCGTTGGTCTTTGTACTGTAGTTCCTACTGGTAATTTTAAGTATCCTGTTCCGGTTAATCTTGTATTTCCGGAAACCGTAGCATTATTAGCAGTTAATTGATTAGAAACATCAACATTTACAAATGAAGTATTAGAAATAAACGAGGTGTTACTTCTAAAAATAACATTTGCAGTATTTGAATATTCAATTGTTCCTGATATTTCATCATTAATCGTAGTGTTTCCGGTTACTACGAAGTTACCGAGAATATTTACATCACCCAAGAAGGTGTTATTTGCCTGAAAAGTGGTATTATTTGCGAATACAGTATTACTATTGAACGTAGTATTGCTTCTAAAAATAACAGTTTCGGTATTAGTAAAGGTAACAGTACCATTTCCAAATTCTGCGTTTCTTAGATAATTATTAGAAGAAGTTAATCTATTATTAAAAGTTATTGTGCTATTAGCAACTACCGGAGCAGTATTTAATATAAGAACAGTTCCTGAATTAAATATTGTCTGATTTAATGTTGTTAGACCAGTGGAAGTAACATTTGAAGAAGTTGCTACAGTTCCATAAAAGATTGCCGAGTTTGCTACTACTAGCGAAGTACCTGGATTAGATAAAGTAAGAACACCGGAAGATTTTTCGTAATTTCCTTCATCAATTATATTTACTCTATCTACTAGAGAATTTGTTACATTAACCCATTGGAAAAATGTATTACTATAAGATATATTATTGATTGACATTCTTATTACTTATCCTGAATTAATTGTAACAATAGATCTTTTATTTGGCCCATATCATCTTTTAACGAAGAAACGTCACTCTTAATACTATTTATTTCATCTTTTTGCTCAATTAATTTTTTTCTTTTACTTAAATAGTTTTCTAATTCATATTTATTCTGGTTGATCAGGGAATTATTTTTAGTATCCCTGACCATTTCCATTCCTTTTACTTTTACATATTCGCCCATAATATTATCCTATTGGTACTAACGCAACTCCTCTCATATCCTTTATAAACGGTATAAACGTAGGATCGGGTGAAGTTACTACAAATTTAATTGCAAATTGATAGAAATTAGTAAACTGTTGATTTGTAACTTTACTAGTATATACAACTCTATTATCTGCTACATTATTAATTCCTGGAGCAGCTACATATTCATAAAAATCCTGACGATCTTTGGAATAAGTATTTTTGCCAGAAATAACAGTCATTAATTGCCAATCTGATTCATCAAATGGTTGAGTATCGTTTCTATTCAATATTTTATAATAAACGTGAATATGAGTATTCAAAGGTCTATAAGCAGTAAAGTATACTCTTAAATCCCCAGCATCAAAACCAGCTTCTAAAGTAACGGGTTTAGTAATATAACGATAAGCGCCGTTTCCGCCGAACGCATTAGTTTCTCCAGAGATTACAATTGAGGCATTAGAATTTCCTCCTCTATAATCATCAGAAATGGTAATAATTGGCGTAGAAGCATAATCAGAACCGGGAGTAATAACATTAACTCCCGTAATAACGCCATCGGTTACAACTGCCTGAAGAACCGCTTCTGTTGCGGTTATGCTAGTATTACTGGTTCTGTTTACTGTAATTGTTGGGTTTGAACCGTAACCAGTTCCTCCGGATACGATGTTTATATCAGAATTAGCAATACCTAACGTATTGATATTATATTGAATACCGTATAAAGTAACACCAGCCTCAGATATAACAGGACTAATCGCAGGATCTGATGAACTTAATCTAGCGTAAAGAGTAAACGAAGTATCGCTATCAGCAACTAGAACTCTTTCTCCTAGACCATCATCAAGCATAATATCTTCTAAAGTAGCAGTACCATATTTACCCGGAGTAATTGGGTGGGTAGCTCCTTCTATTTGTGGATCACTGTTTTTGTTTAAAGTGGCTCTATATGAATATTGAATAGGAGCAACACTAAACGTCAAATCAGTTGAGGTAACATTAAACGCATCACAGATATAATTTGTCGAAGTCAAAGAATTGGTCGGTTGAGTAATAGCAGATTCTAGGTCGCTTAACGCAGAAATAGAATCATCAACTAATTTTCTCTTCGGCAATCCTTTAGGAACTACAAACGGAACTGTTGGAGTTTGACTAATATCAAACTGGCAACGATTTATCGAGAACATTAAATCTTGATTCTGATCAGAATCCCAGGTAATTGTATTTTGAGATAAGAACAGCGAACCGATATATGGTGTCGAAGATATCTTGAACGGAGTTTCTGGATCAGGATCAGTTGGTAGATTCTTCGCGGTACTAGAAATCGCGAAATCTCCTAGTTTTGCAGTATAAACTGTATATTCGTTAGTATCAGTTTTCAACATTAAAGCATACATAGTTTCCGGTTTAACGTAAACAGGAACAGGGAACTCGAATGTTGTATACGTATTCGGATCAAGAATATGTGGCGTTCTTGATGTATTTACGTCTTTAGGGTAAAGTGTAGCAACTGCATTAGATAGATAATCTCCGTCAGGATAACCGTTTGTTGTACCAAGTAAGTAACAAGTAACAGGTAATCCGTGATCAGCAGGTTTATTTCTAAAGAAAACGTTTACTGACTTAACGAAACACCCATTTGGATACTCATTAGCATAGAAAATGAAAGTTTGACAAACAGGATCGTGTACTGCTATAACGTCGCAAGTTTTTTCGTAGTTTTCAATTTTATAAAACGCTTCGCTTTCCGGCCAATTTCTATATATATTTCGAATTTGTGAGATATCTGCATCAAATTGTGCGGGCCAATTATATAATTTTGAACCATAAACCCGCCAATGCGCGTTAGCATTTATTAACCAATTAGTCCAACCACTGCCATTATTCGGGACCATTCTTCCAGCATATCTATTTGCTCTTAACTGTCTCAAGAAAACTCTATTAACTGTTCTAGCTCTGCCTCCCGGGCAAGGAGGTAATCGACTTGCTGAAGGACTTGGAGTCGGTGTCGGGCTAGGGTTAGGAGTTCTAGACGGACTTGGAGTCGGTGTCGGGCTAGGGTTAGGAGTTCTAGACGGACTTGGAGTCGGACTTGGAGTCGGTGTCGGACTAATACTTGGACTTGGAGTAGGAGTAAAACTTGGAGTCGGTGTTGGACTCGGAGTTGGAGTAATACTCGGACTAGGAGTCGGCGTTGGACTTGGTGTTGGACTTGGTGTTGGACTAGGAGTCGGCGTCGGACTCGGACTAGGAGTCGGTTTTACTGTTTCTGCCGTTTCAATAGTCGTGACTACTTTATTATAAGTTGTCGCATCATAATATTTGTTTGCGGTCCTTTTAAATGTTCCCGGTGAAGAAGCTAAATCCGGAGACCAATTTAACGCCTGCTTTTGTTGATTTAATGATAAGGCAAAGAATTTAGTTTCTGCAAAAGTGGTTTCGGTACCAGGATTTCCTCCAAATCTATTGTCAATTCTAAATGGTTTTTCTCCTGTGTGGAAAGTATCTGCCGGTAAATAGAATATTCCAGAAACGTGCCCATTTTCATCAGTTTGGATAGATTCAATATCAGTATTTAAACTATAAATCCCACCAACAATATTAGTATTAGCAAACCCTACTGCATTATTACAATATAAAGTTATATTATCAGTTGTATTAGATATTCCTGTAATAACAAAATTATACACAGAATCGTTTANNAAAACATTTGTAAACGCATTATTGGCTATAAAATCTTCTTCTCCGGTATATGTTCTTCTTATAGTAAAACTTGTATCATTTTTACTTAGAATTCTTCCGGAGTATCTTTTAATTTTCGGCGATTAGTTCCTTTTAGTATTTAAATTAGAAACGTTAATTTACCTTCTGCTATCAAGATTCAAAGATACTATATCGCAATTATATGGTATTATTAGTTCCTGTAGTATATTTTGTAGTATCAACGTCCCAGACAATATCCAATTTTACTTGAGGAGTTCCACCAAATAAAAATATTAGCTGAGAATTAATAACTTTACCGAATATCGTAAATGGGTTTGTTGCTCCGCCAGTATAATAGCCTAAAATATCGCCATTATAAAATAAATTTGATTCATCATATTCTAAAATTAAATCATTAGTTAATCTAACTCTATCAGTTACATCTTCCCCATCAAAATAACAGTTGACGTATTCATTTGCTAACAAATTATCAGCAGAAAATTCTATTTGTTGACCGCGAATATACGGATTTAAAGATACATCAGTTACAAATTCTGCGTCTTGATCATAACCGTTAAAAGCAACATAATTACCATATACATCAGTTTTTTCTTGTTTATATTTGGTAGTTTCAAAATTAGTAGTTGTGGTGGTATAAACTAATCCATAATCTCTATACGGTTCTAATCTTGTTATAATAGTATTTCTAGTAGAATCAGTTATTGGGAATCCATTTACAAGAACTCCAGCATCTGTTAGTCCATTTACTTTAATAAAATCTTCTAATTGTTTGTTTGTAAATGTATTAAAATCGGCGATATGATTAGGAGTATTATATTTTGCAGCAACATCAGTAGTTTTGTTTGAAACTCCACTACCAATAATTGTAGAAGAAATTGTTTGCCAATCACCCGTTGATAATTTATTAACCGTATTACTTTGTAAATATAGATTAGTATCGGGGTCGGTTAGTAATAAAGTCGGTAATCTTGTAGTAGAAATCCATTGATCCATTGGAGGATTCAACGTTAAATTACCATTCTGAGTAACAAAGAAGAACGGATTTAGATTAACAGTTTGAGTTGCATAAGGTTGTACAGCTGCTGGAGTTTGAGCATATGGTAAACTCACATAAGAATTAGTCCCTCTACTATCAACAGTATATCCTAGAGCCACTTTAGCTTCTGCTGATAATTGTCCGAAATTATATAAAGTATCTTTTAACGCTAAATCGAAGTTTTCTACTTTATGTGTAGAATATAATCTTTTCTTTAGCGGCTGTATTGAACATAAATAATCACGTTTTGAAGTATCTGATACCTTAAAACTGCTGAAATCGTCGGTTATGATTCCGTTTTTAAATCTATTATTACCGAACTCGTCTGGAATTTGTAGATTTGTTGCGCTTTGTTCTAGGCTATTTAAAGTTGTATAATATTCAACTCGCTGGACTCTAGATTCGAGGCTGGTGATATCTTCCATTCTCCAGCGTTTATGAGTCATAAGATCGATCTTAACGCTAGAAATTGTTGGATCTACAATTTCACCAGGAATTCTCATTGTATATGGATCTATTGTAATCTTTGCAATCACCATTGATCCATCTGGAACATTTGGTTCAACAGGCTTTACCGAAGGAACGCCTTGAACTAAAACAAAATTCCTATCTTGACCTATAATTAAAGAATCTTTTCTCCCCAAATAATATGCGTAGTCGGTTCTAAAAGTTGTCCCATCAACAGCAATACCCGTTGGTTTTGATGTATATGTATTTAAACCGAAATCTGTGGTTGCATTATTTCTAGTTTTTCTAAAATCAATACTATCTCTTAGACTGTAACTTTTGCCTTTTCTGCTTATATAGAAAGGAATATTCTCATAAGGTTCTTTTTGAGTTTTATTGTTAGTAAAATAAGAATCTACGGAAAAATAACCATTTCCTTCGTGTGCATAGTATGCCATCAACACCAAAATATTTCCTCTTGGTGCGGGCGCATTCTTTAATAATTTAATAGAAGAATGGTCGTAATAATAATCATTCTGCCCATTATCAAATACATAATATCGCGTTACATCGTAATTTGCATCAGTTATCATTGATGCTGTTGGAGCAGTATTAGCGTCTAAAGTATCAATAATTTTTAGAATATTTTTTACATCAGAAACATATAAAGATTGTTTTGTTGTATTAAATTCCGAATTTTCAATGTATATTTGACTATTTGCTAAATCGACGTATGTATTTAATTTACCTGTTACTAAAGTTGAACTATCAAAAACGCCAACAAAATCAACATTTGCTGATATTAGATTTTTTTGTTTAATTGAATAGTTGGGTTCATTACCATCAATAATTAATACTTTAGCATAAAGATCAATAATAACTCCCGGAAGTTCGTTACTATTAATTGTAGCAGTTGTTGATGAATCTGATATAGTAATCGTTGTATTTGCTGAATGTAATCTAACGATATCTCCGTTAGCAAATGCTGATGTTCCTTTATCTTTGATTACGCAAATAAAATTATCTTGCGCATTTGCATTAGTTAAAGTTTCGTCTTCGAGATCAAAGATAGCAACGTCTGGATTAGGGACGAAAAATGGAGTACCAACTGCAACATCACTGAAGTCCATCCAAGAATAATATGTGGTATTTTTGATACTATTTGGAACAACGAAAGATTTTCCGAAATCGTAAATTAGTTCATCATCTCCAATATTTTCAAAATAAACATCACCAGAGTCTAATCCATTAACCTTACTAGAACTATGAATTAATGCTCTACTATTTGCATCATAACCTGAATAAAGAGATTCAAAATCTGCAGTATCAAAAATAAGAGAAACTAGACAGTTATTTTCGGGATCTCTGGTAAATTCTTTTGCTAGAGTTGCTACTTTAGTAGTTCCGTTATACGAAATAATTTTGTTCGTTTCACCAATAGCCTGTTCACCGGAATCAATTCTAACATCTACGCCATAATAAGCATTTGCTGTTGAAGAATAGTAGTGAGGGAGGGTTATGGTGTTTGTAGTAGTACCGTTAGCAGTAAATTGTATATTATTCTGTTGTATATCAACTATATAACTTTGATAAACATAACTTAAAGAATTTGCTGTATTTGCAGCAAATTCAAATTTTAATCCACTTACTCTGGCCGTTGCTGCAATAGTTGAATTATATGCAAGAACATTTGAAGTGTTAGCGGTTTTTACGACGTGAATATCAACACCTTGGAATTGATCGGTATCAAAAGCTCCTTTAATGTTATCTAAAAAGAGATAGTTAACCATAATTCTATATATAAATTCTGTTGTAAGAATCGTATTATTNNATCTAGCTTTATCTGCAGAGAATTTAAACGTGCTTTGGTTTTCTACAATATATCCACTTACATAGGCTTTGCCTGGCCCTAGATTAATATAAAATTTTTCTGTATTTGTATCATCAGAAGAAGTGGAAACTTTAAATTTATTTACGATAAAATTACCATTTGTATCAAAAGTTCTTCTTGCAAAATAATTATCAATTTCCGAATATTGAGTATCAATTACATTTTTTAGAATAATACCATTATTAATTCTTGCGATTTCAATAAAGGTTTCGTCTTCGTCTAGTTCAATAGGTTTTACGGTCAATCTTAAATAAATTTTATATCTATCTGCACCGGGTGCTTGATAATTACTTGCTCCGAATGCTGGATCCAATAGAGAAGGATCATTTTCGTAATTAACAACGCTTTCTTCAATAGATAAACCAATTCTTGCTGACGGAATATTACTGGAAATATTAATTGGAACGCTTTGTTTGAATACTCTAACGAAGTATCCATCAATATAAAATACGCCATCGTCAATAGAAACTAACGAAGAAGTTCCTTGACTTGGTTGGAATGCAGAATATTGATCAATAACAGTTGCATTTACACTAGCATCGGAAACGTAAATAGCTTCCCCATCAAAAAACGATCCGCCAGAAAAATATGTAATTACCAAAATAGGAGGAGTAAGCACAGCGCCAGTTGCATCTGTTGTTTTTTCTACAGTGGATAAAACTTTTGCTGATACAGTATTATATTGATTACTAATAACTTTATCTAGATAATTACTAGCAACAACGTCTTCATTATTTTGATTTACTGGATTTAATTTTAAATATCTTACTTGAAGGTTTGTAGTAACTTGTCCGCCAGAAACCGAAGTATGATTTTTAAATATATGATTACCAAATAGAGTAATTTGATCTTGTAATATACTCTGCGATTGTGTTAATTCTCTAGCTTGTACAGCATATCCTGGTTTAAAAAGTATTCTATGATAATTTTTAGGTTGAGCATTTTCAACAAAATCATCTTGATAAGGATATGTGTTAAAATTAGTCGTCATATATTATTTTTCCTAGTAATATGCAATAATTCAATTTAACTATTTATATTATCCTATCGGGAACAAAGCAATACCCCTTATATCTTTTAAGTAAGGAACGAACGTTGGATCTGGAGAAGCAACAACAATTTTTACAACAAATTGATAGAAATTTGTATATTCTTGATCGTTAACTTTACTTGTATAAGATACTTTATTTGATGCAATATTAAATTCTCCGGGAGCAGCTACATATTCATAGAAATCCTGACGATCTTTAGAATAAGTATTATTTCCAGAAATTGTTGTCATTAACTCCCAATCTGATTCTTCTAAAGTTTGGGTATCGTTTCTATTCAATATTTTATAATATACGAATATGTTAGTGTTGATTGGTCTATACGCGGTATAATAAACTCTTAAGTCGCCAGCATCAAAACCGGCTTCTAGAGTCACAGGTTTAGTAATATAACGATAAACTCCATTTCCTCCAACAATATCATCCGTTTCTCCATCAATTCTAATTATTGCTGGAGTTGTATTACTTCCGGCTACGCTAATTGTCGGAGTAGAAGCGTAAAGCGAACCTGGAGATATAACATTAACGCCAGTAATTACTCCTCCATCGACTACTGCTTGTAGAACAGCATCAGTTGCGCCAAGTAAAGTATTAGCTGAAGAAGTTCTATGAACTGTTAAAGTTGGAGTATTTGAATATCCAGTTCCTCCGTCAACAATAACTATATTGGTATTTGATATTTCTAAGTTGTTGATATTATATTGAATACCGTACAATGTTACTCCGGCTTCAGATATAACAGGACTAATCGCAGGATCTGATGAACTCAATGTTGCATAGAGAGTAAATGAAGTGCTGGTATTTGCTAATAATATTCTCTCGCCTAATCCATCATCAAGTAAGATGTCTTCTAAAGTAGCTGTACCATATTTACCCGGAGTTATCGGAGTTTTGTTTGTTTCAATAATAGGGTTTCCGGTATTACTAAGTGTTGCTTTATACGAATATTGAATTGAAGCAACTGTAAATGTTAAATCAGTTGTAGTAACATTAAATGCATCCACCATATAATCAGTATTAGCAGTATAAGAATACCCATTAGAACTGAAAATTTCTCCGCTATCAATATACGATATAGAATCATCAACTAATTTTCTTTTTGGTAATCCTCTAGGAACAACAAAAGGAACTGTTGGAATTTGGGTAATATCAAAATCACACCTTTCTATTTCAAACATTAAATCTTGATTTTGATCAGAATCCCAGGTAATAGTATTTTGAGATAAGAACAAAGACCCGATATATGGTGTTGACGAAATCTTAAATGGAGTTTCTGGATCAGGATCAGTTGGTAGATTCTTCGCGGTACTAGAAATCGCGAAATCGCCCAGTTTCGCTGTATAAACGGTGTATTCGTTTGTATCAGTTTTTAGCATAATTGAATACATTGTTTCTGGTTTAACATAAACAGGAACAGGGAACTCGAATGTTGTATAAGTTTCAGGATCAAGAATATGTGGCGAAGTAGAAACCTTTATATCTTTTGGATATAAAGATGAAACTGCGTTTGATAAATATTCACCATCAGGATATCCATTCTTGGTCCCTAACAAATAACAAGTTACGGGCGATCCGTCATCTTCCGGTTTGTTTCTAAAAAATACTTTTACGGATTTAACGAAACATCCATTTGGATATTCGTTAGCATAGAAAATGAAAGTTTGGCATATTGGATCATATCCAATCCTACCAATTTCTCTAGTTTGTTCAACAGATCTCGATTTATTACATAATTGTTTGGTCGCAACAGAATAATAAAAAGTATCCGTTATAGTTTCTGTTATATTCACAAACCAATCAATTACACTCCAACCAAGTTGATCTCCGTATAAATCCGCATACCAATCTTCTCCAACTACGCCCATAAAATTGCCAGTATCTGAAACCCATACTCTAACGGATTCGGTTGTCGTATTCGATTCCGCGTTTGTGGTTCTATAGGTTTTTTTACATGGATCTAACGACATACTCGGCGTTGGTGTTGGCGTCGGAGTAGGAGTAATGCTTGGACTAGGAGTGGGACTCGGACTCGGCGTAGGACTCGGAGTCGGACTCGGCGTAGGGGTTGGGCTTGGGCTAGGAGTAATACTGGGACTTGGAGTAGGAGTAATACTTGGAGTCGGAGTAGGACTCGGAGTAGGAGTAATGCTTGGACTAGGAGTGGGACTCGGCGTTGGCGTTGGACTAATACTAGGACTAGGAGTCGGAGTCGGACTAATGCTAGGAGTCGGACTAGGAGTCGGAGTGATTGAAGGACTAGGAGTCGGAGTCGGACTCGGCGTAGGACTCGGTGTAGGACTCGGCGTTGGTGTTGGACTAGGTGATGGCGAAGGTCTTATTGTTTCGCCAGTTTCTAATACGGTTTTTGCGTTATTATAAGTTATTACTTCATAACTTTGATTCTCTGTTCTAGTAAAAGAACCCGGAGAAGTACCGTCTGCTGACCAATTTACTGCTTGTTTTTGTTGATTTAATCCTGTAGCAAAAAATTTATTTTCTGCAAAAGTCGTTTCGCTTCCAGGATTATCGCCAATCCTATTATCAATCCTAAAAACCTTTTCGCCAGTATGAAATTTGTTATTCGGTAAATAAAATATACCAGAAATTTCTCCACCATTATCGACTAATAAAGTATTTTCGCTCGGTCTAAATGAATATATTGCTCCGGTAAAATCTGTATTTGCTAATGTTGTGGCAGTATTACAATAAACGGTAATATTATTTGAAACTTCGGTCGCCCCGGTGATTTCATATTCGAACTCTACATCGTTTAAAATAATGTTAATATATTTGTAGGTATATCTAATGTTATAATCGTGTTCTTGGTAATATTTTTTAAACGTAATACTATTATTGGACGTTGATAATATTCTACCAGAATTTCTTATTATCGAACTGATATTTGCTGATGATTTTATAGAGGAGAAATTACCATTAGCATCAAATCTCATTGAAATTATGTCACAATAATAAGGATTGGTATTTCCTGTTGTATATGCAGGAGCATCAATATCCCAAACCAAATCTATTTTCGTTTTAAATTCCCCGTCTTCTTTGATTACTTTTGAGCTTAATACTTTGCCAAATTTTACGAAATCTCCAGTATCAATAGATCCGCCTTCTCCGACAATATTATCATATGATCCATCGTTATAAAATCCAAGAATATCTCCTTTATAGAAATTAGAATTTGCGGAATAATTTACGATTATTTGGTTAGTGGTTCTAATTCTATTAGTTACATCTTCTCCATCAAAATAACATTTGACGTATTCATTAGTCAATAAATTATCAGCAGAAAATTCTATTTGTTGACCGCGAATGTATGGATCAAGTGACACGTCCGTTACGAATTCGGCATCAATATCATAATTATTATATTCTTTATAATAACCATAATAATCGTTCTTTTCTTGTTGATACCTTGTAGTTTCAAAATTTGTAGTGGCTGTTGTGTAAACTAAGCCAGCTTCTGAATAAGGTTCTAGATTTTTAATTACAGTTTTTCTGTTTATATTATCAACGGGCAATCCGCTTGGTAATACTCCAGCATTTAATAATCCGTTTAATTTGATAAAATCTTCTAGTTGTTGGTTTGTAAATGTATTAAAATCTGCGATGTGATTTGGTTTATTATATTTCGCCGCAACATCAATAGTTTTTTCTGCAACTCCGCTTCCGATAATTGTTGATGAAATAGTTTGCCAATCGCCTGTTGATAACTTATTAACCGTGTTACTTTGTAAATATAGATTCGTATCAGGATCAACAATCAATAAAGAAGGTAATCTTGACGTAGAAACCCATTGATCCATTGGAGGATTTAATGTTAAATTACCGTTTTGAGTAACAAAGAAGAATGGATTTAGGTTAACTGTTCTTGTAGCATAAGGTTGATGTGCGGCTCTGGTTTTTGTATATGGTAAAGTTACATAGGAATTAGTACCATTTGTATCAATATTATATCCTAGAGCAGCTACGGTTTCTTCGTCTAATTGACCGAAATTATATAAAGTATCTTTTAAAGTTAAATCAAAGTTTTCTACTTTGTGTATAGAATATAATCTTTTCTTTAATGGTTGTATCGAACAAGCAAAATCTGGTTTCGTTGTGTCTGATACTTTATAACTAGTAAAATCATCGGTTATGATACCATTTTTAAATCTATTTAATCCAAATTCGTCAGATATTTGTAATCTATCCGCGCTTTGTTCTAAACTGTTTAATGTAGTATAATATTCCGTTTTTGCTACTCTAGATTCAAGAGTAGTAATATCTTCCATTCTCCAGCGTTTATGGGTTGAAATATCAATATTAACGCTTGCAGCATTTGGATTATCAATTTCACCAGGAATGTAGATCGTATATGGATCCAAAGAAAGTTTTGCGATAATCATTGATCCATCTGGAGCATTTGGATATACCGGCTTTAATGATGGAACGCCTTCGATTAATACGAAATTTCTTTCTTTGCTTATCAGAAGTAAATCTTTTCTTGCAAGATAATACGAATAGTCGGTTCTAAAAGTAGTTCCGTCAATAGGTAATCCTGTAGGCTTTAAACTATATGAATTTATTTTAAATTCGCTAGTCCCATTTAGCCTAGATAATCTAAAATCTATACTACTTTTTAAATCGTAAAATATTCCTTTTTTACTAGTATAATTCGGTATATTACCGTAATCTTCATCATAAGAATCTAATGAAAAATATCCATTACCTTGGTGATTATAGTAATCAAATAAAATTAATATATTTCCTTTTGGCGCTGGAGCATTTGGTAATAATTTGATAGAAGAATGGTCGTAGTAATAATCATTCTGGCCATTATCAAATACATAATATCTTGATACGTCATGATTGGACGACGAAATCATAGATAAAGCTGGAGCAATATTAGGATCTAAAGTATCAATAATTTTGACGATACTTTTTACGTCAGAAACATATAATGACTGCTTAGATGTATTAAAATCGGATAATTTTATATAAGTTTGGCCAGAAGCAACATCAATGTAACTATTTGATTTACCAGTTACTAAACTAAATGTTCCAACCGTATCAACATTAGTAGAAACTAAAGTTTTCTTTTTGGTAGAATAATTTTCAGTTTTCCCGTTTTGAATATAAACTTTTACATAAATATCAACATAAACGCCAGGAAGTTCTGTACTAATTATTGTTGCTTGAATTCCGGATGCACTTATATCTATATAAGTATTTGCGGTAAAAGGAACTATATCACCAATATTATAAGATGATCTACCGTTATCTTTAATTACTGCAACAAAATTATCCTGAGCATTCGCAATAGTTAATCTTTCATCTTCCAAATTAAATATAGCAACATCATCATTAGGAACTGAAATTGGGGAACCAATTGCTTGATTTGAAAATTTCATCCAAGAATTGTATGTTACATTTGCTATAGATGTTGGAGCAACGAAATCGTTTCCTAACTTATAAATTAATTCCTCATCACCAATGTTAGAAATAAACACATCACCAGTTTCAATAGCGTTTACTTTACTGGAAGTGTGAATAACTGCTCTATTATTAGCGGAAAAATCATTATAGAAAGATTCAAAATCTTTTGTTTCAAAAATTAAGCTGAAAGTATAATTTCCGTCAGGAATTGATGGTAAATTTGCTCCGGTACTATTACAAGTAAATGTTGCAACTCTTGTTGAACCAACATATCCAGTAATAATTCCAGTTTCGCCTTTATTATTACCGGAATCAATTCTGAATTTAACTCCTTTATACGCATCAGTTACATTAGAAAAATTACTTGGGAAAGTTACTGTATTGAGAGATGTTGCTATAGAAGTATCAGAAATATTATTATTTTGTATATCAACTATATAACTTTGATAGACGTAACTTAAAGAATTTGCAGTATTAGCGGCAAATTCAAACTTCATACCACTAATTCTAGCAGTTGCAGCAATTGTAGAATTATATACTAAATTATTAGCGGTGTTAGCTGTTTGTACAGAATGGATATCTACTTTTTGTAAATTTTGAAAATCAAAAAACCCTTTACAATTATTGACGAAAATATAATTTCCGTAGTTCATAAATAATTGTTTTTGTTCTACAGTATTCGTATTCCTAGATTTATTAATTTCGATTTTTAAACCGCTTTGGTTTTCTAGAATATAACCATTAACGTATGCTTTACCGGGACCGACATTTAGGTAAAATTTTTCAGTATCGGTATTATGTTTCGCTGTAGTAACCTTGAATTTATTTACAATAAAATTACCATTTGTCTCGAAAGTACGTTTAGCAAAATAATTATCAATATCGGAATACTGTGTTTGATAAACTAGATTTTTTATTACACCAACTTCTATTCTACTGAGTTCGATAAAATTGGTTTTAACGAAACTTTCAATTGGATTTGTTGAAAGGACTAATTTGATTTTATATCTATCAGCACCCTTAGAAACATAATTAGATTGGCCTAAAACCGGATTTAATAGATTATAATCGTCATCTGAACTAATAATACTTTCTTGTATTTCTAATCCAATTTTAGCTGAAGGAATATTAGTAAAAGGATCTATTGGTACGGTTTGTTTAAATACTCTAACAAAATAACCATCAACAAAAAAAACTCCATCATCAATAGAAACTATTGAAGAAGAACCTTGGTATGGTTGAAATGGAGAATCTTCTTGTATAACATTTACAGTGGTAATCCCGTCGGATAGATATAATACTTCTCCGTTATTAAAATTAGATCCACTGAAATAAGATATTATTAGTACAGGAGGAGTTATAATATTACCATCATTATCGGTGGTTTTTGGTATAGCATATAAAACCTTACCGAAGGTCGTATTAGATTCGTTGGAAACAACTTTATCTACGAAAAGAGTTGGATCAACGTCTCTTCCAAGAGAACATAGACAATCTAATTTTAAATATCGTACTTGAAAATTGGTTGTAACTTGTCCCCCAGAAACTGGAGAATAATTCTTAAATATATGATTTCCAAAAGAACTTATTTGGTCTTGTAGAATAGTTTGAGATTGAGTTAATTCTCTTGCCTGAACAGAATATTCTGGCTTAAAAAGGATTTTATGAAAATTTTTGGTTACATTAAAATCATCCTGATAAGGAGCCTGATTAAAATTAATTGCCATATGTAAAAATCCTTTATCTATAATTTATCAATATTCTTATTTGTTCAGTACCCAACGGATCTCTTTTAATATCAACTTTATTTTCAACATAAAATATTGATCCTGAATTCGGAACATATTCCGAAGGAAATATTTGTTGAATAATTTTAGACGTATTACTTTCGATACCAATAATTTCGTAGTTTTGCTGCGGAGTACCCGTCGTATTTATCAAACTTAAATAATTGTTGGCAGTATCAAAAGATAATACGGTTCCTTTAAAAATACTATCCTCAATAGAAATACCTTGATATACAATTTCTCCGGCAATAAAAGGTACTCCCAAAGTAGTAACTACCATATCAGTTGTACAAGAAATAAAACTTGAGTTTGAATGAATCGCGGTATTAGAAGATAGATATGGGTTGTACAATATACCTACTCTATTAAATGAAAAATTGGCTGGAAGTTTTCCTCCTTCGGTTCTATCAAAAGGAACCGAAACCATTATATCAGAACAATATAATTCTTGTAATAGATCGAAACTATGACCGCCAATTGGGGATATAGAATAATCAACTTCCGCTCCATATCCATTAAATCCGGTAGCGGGAATTACAGAAACATTGGCATATGTATAATCTTTACCTTTATTGGTGATAGTAATGTCTTGGATTTCGTTTGAAGAAACGAACGCTTCTCCAACAGCACCAGACCCATCTCCGGTTATAATAACATTAACAGTATTTGTGCCGTTAGAATAACCAGTACCCCCATTTACGACGTTTACTACATCAATAGATCCCCAACCAACATTTGCTGAATATGGATATTTTGCGATGTTTTTTACGGGAACTGTTATATAATTCTCATCAGAAAATTTTAATTTAGAAACTTTATCAATGGTGTATAGGTATTTCCATTTATATCCATCAGAAGTTTTAACAATTAAATTATCTGTATATGTACCAGTACCTAAAATCGGTTCCTCTTCAGTTAATTTAGAATTTCTTAATCTTCCTCCTGAAACGTAATCTGAATCAGAATTCATAGCAAAAGATTCATTTAATGCGCAAATAACGTTCGCGCTACCAATACTACTAGAGATAACTTTAAAAGTACCATTAAAATTATTTGGAATGGTTGTATCAATAGTAATTAAAGAATCAACATCAAAAGTTCCGCCTTCGTGTAGAATAGTATAATGTGTAGAATTATTTGCAATTGATAATATATCGTAACTATTTGCTACATTAACTCCGTTCCAAAGACATTTAAAAACTTGATCGTATCTATTTCTGACATAAAAAGGTTTTATTAATTTATTATCAATGCCTTTAATTCCAAAATTAATATCTTGATCGTATGTATAATAAAAAGTATTTTCTTTCCAATCAATTCGTTCAATAATGGGACTTATATCATTTAAATTAGTTTTCTTTAATACGATCAATTCCTTATATATTTTTTTTAATTCCGTTGTCGTTAAATTTATATCAGGAATTTGTTGATCGCTGAACTCTGAAGAATTTGCAAGAAATACAAATAAATTTAAATAATCGTCTGTATGAATTCCTTGACTAATCGTTAGGAGTGGAGAAAAATAGAATTTTTCTATTTCAGTAAAATATGTTAAAGTTTTTTTACTCATTGTTTTTAATTTTTTCTGATAATTCTTGAACAGCTTTTATTAGAAATGCGATAATACCATCATAATTAACAGTTTTGTTTATATCATTTTGCACCAAATTAGGTAAAACTTTTTCTATTTCTTGAGCAATTACCCCATAAGATTTTAATCCTGAATCTTTCCATTCGAATTCAACTGGTCTAATACTTTCGATAACAGATAACCCTTCATCAATATTAATGATATTTTTCTTTAGGGTTTCGTCTGATAAATTATTGAATGCAGTCGCAGATAATATTCCTGTATTAGCATTAAAGTATAATTTGGTATTGGCTACATACGCATCAGTCCAAGTACCAGAATCCGAATTACTTAGGCCAATATAAAATGTAGAATTTGAATCAACATCGTTTGTTATTAATAATCCTTCAGTTATGTTATTAGCTGTATCATAAGCACTATTCGCTACAATATATGCTAAGTTAGCCGCATCATATGCTGAATTTGCTTGATTAAATGCAGAATTAGCAAAATCCAAGTAAATAACAGTATTAGCTAAGTTATATGCAGTATTAGCTTGATCAAATGCAGCATTAGCTAAATCATAAGTATTGGCGGTAAAGTTGTATACATTATTAGCATTATCATACGAAGAATATGATAACGTTAATGCATCGTTTGCAGTATTTGATGCCGTATTTGCAATATCAAAAATACTATTAGCCAAAATGCTCGCATTATTAGATATTTCATAAGAAGAATTTGCTGTTTCTGAAGAAGTATTGGCTAAAATATAAGCAGAATTGGCTAATGAATAACTTGTGTTTGCTTGTTCGTAAGCAGAATTGGCTAATGAATAACTTGTGTTTGCTTGTTCGTAAGCAGAATTGGCTAAAGAATAACTGGTATTAGCTACTTCAAAAACGGTGTTAGTAAAATCATAAATATTATTTGCTACAATAAAAGCGTTGTTTGATTGATCATACGAATTATTCGCTATCATTATTGCACTATTTGCTAATTCGCTCGCTTGATTAGCATTAGCATAAGCAACAATAGCTAACGAATTTGCGGTATTAGCGACTTCATAAAAACTATTAGAAATTCCGTATACGGTATTAGCTATTTCGTAAGTAGTGTTAATTTGATCATAAACAGTATTTGCCACATCAAATGTTACGTTTATTTGAGCACTTATTGTATTAGCTTCATCATAACTGGAGTTTACAATCAAATAAATCGTATTTGATTGATCATAAGCAGCATTAGCAAGAAAATATGCAGCATTTGCTACAGCATAAGTTGTATTTACTTGATCTTTATATAACGCAGTATTACTTAAATATATCGTTAAGTCTTCTGCAGTAATTAGCTGCGTAAGGTTTAAATCAGTCTCAACGCTTAAAAGTTTTGAATTTAGAGTAATCGACTCTGCTACTGGTATTTCTGTAAGTTTTATATATGTATTAGCCATATTTTTGCTTTATAGTTTTAATGGGATATAAATGTAGGTTATTGTTTTACGTTCTAATAATTCAAATCCATCAATAACCAAACTGCTAACAGTATTTCCGTATCCTAACAATATAATTATATTCTAAATTATAATTTATGAATATGCTATTTGAAGAATAATTTCTAGTAACAGACATCAATTCAGGATAATCGCTATTTCCGGAATAATTGAATTCGGAGTTGGCGTAAATTATATTATTCGCATAATCAATACTATTTATTAATAGAGTTGAGTTATTAGGAATAGTAATTTGATCGTTCTCAAAAACTATATCTATTAATTTATTTGAAGAAGTATAAACTCCCCCATTATAATAATCGAACGAACCAGTAAACGAAGTGACTACAAAAGTATTTCCGTTCGCGTACCCATAGGCAACATTAGAATATTCTAACATATTAGAATCTGCTAGATAAATAATATCATTGGCATTATCAACACTAGAAATTCTAGAATAGAAAATTTCTCCGTTATCAGATTCCATATGAATATAATCATTGGACGATAATATCGCATCCAAACTTATATCAGTTAAATCTTTTCTAAGTTCATAAATTTCCAAAGTAGAAGGTCCAGATAGAATTCCGTAAACTTCTTCTCTAGTAACATCTTTTAGATTTATTTCTTTATTTACTTCTGAACTAGATTCTAAGTCAATTATATTTGAAGTTTTTTGAGCATTATATGCAACAGCTTGTTTTGATGCTGGATGCAGAATATTAACTAATAATTCTTTATATTTCGAAAATTCTTTTTCAACAACTAAGAAATAACTAAATTCGTTAATGAATTCGCTTTCCAAATAGTTAGAATAACTTAAGAATCCGTCTGTATTCAAATAGTTACCAGAACCTGAAATCAAACCACTAGAGAATTCAGCATTAGCTCTAGCTGATCCATCGCCATAGAATTTTATTCCATTAATAAATCTATTTTCATTATAATCGGTTCTTACTTCAAGAGTTATTTCTTTAGAATTTAAAGAAGTTCTATCAATATACAACATTTCTGAATTACTGATAGTTCCGCTATATGAATAAATTCTTAGATTAAATGTTCTAGTAATGTTATCCGATAATATTGATATTGATTCAACAACGCCTTTAAATGAAGGTATTTCAGCGTCGCCTTGATAGACAATATCATCTTCTTCTGGTAATAATAATTCGTTAACATTTATTAAGGCAATATCAGCAACTCTTAATGATGCTGAAGGAGTCGTGATATAATCTTCACCTTGATTTGTTACTTTTATAGATTTAACTTCACCGATTTTATCTGATGTGGAATTAAATGTAGCACCTTTACCAAGAATACCGTCAACGTATAATAAAGCAGTCCCGTCTATTTTGTATGTTGTATTTGGATAAACTATTTCGCTAAGGTTGCTAGAAATTTCAATATAATTTGCTCCAACTTCCACAACAGTTGTGGAAGTCTCGAAATAGCTATAAGTATTAGATTCAGCAATACCAGTTCCGCTTATAAACATTCCGGGAACAACATTTGAAGTATCGGCAAAATAAAGAGTATTTGAATCCGTGTATGATGTATTTGACGTATCTAAGTATATTACCTTATTATTAGCGGATTCTACGCTAATTGTTGGTAAATTGGATAAATTATACGAAATTCCGCCTAAAGTGTATAAATTATTCGCGTCATTAATATATTGTACTTCTTGAATTGCACCATTAGAGTCAACGGTCTTCACGTTTGCATAAGCACCGTGTCCATCCCCTCCGACAATATTAATTATATCGCCATTAGAATAATTTCTTCCACCAAAAGTTATTTCAATAGGTTTAAGGATACCGAGTTTACCTATTTCAATCTGTTCGTTTTGAATATTAAAGAAACTATTAGCAAAAATAGTCGGTGAAGTGATGAAATTTTCTCCTCCAGCTAATAATTCTACAGTAAGAATCGGGAAGGTTGAAATTGAGATTAAATCAAAAGCTTCGCTTAAAGTTGTATTTCCATTAGCACTTGGATTACCGGCGAAACCATAAGAAGCAGAACTTAATACTACATTTGCATAAGGATAAATGTATTCAGAAGGAACAAAATTTATTACAGCGGAATTATTTGCATCAAGGGAAGCGACTCTTGCATTAGCTCCAAAACCTGAACCGCTTACAATTGAAATGGTCGTATTTGGGAATGTTCTAAATCCGTTAGAACCATCAACCACGCTAATAGTTTTAATAGAAGCAACACCAACGGTTTCGACTTCAGCTGTAGCTTTTACTGGATTTTCATTTTCTGGATTTAATCCTCCATAAACAATAACTGGATCACCGGGTTCGTATAAACTACCTTCGTATCCTGGGATTATGGTTATTCTTGGAACAATACCGATAATTTTTGCGCGTAAAACTTCGCCATCAAAAAGAACTTCGTTTAATTGATCATCAACAATTTTAACAAATTCTCCTGAACTAAATCCTCTAACGATATCACTAACATAAATTTCAACTTTATTAGCAGTAATTCTTGACGATTCTATTTTAGCAACGGCTTTAGTAGTTTCGCCAAAAACTTTATATAAATCAGTTTGTAAAAATCTTTCGTCCAGAGAATTTAATTTTAGGTATCTAGATACGTTCCATTTACCGCCAGAGGCGATTAACATATAATCTTTAGCGTTTATTACTTCACTATCCGAATTAAATAATGCTCTGAATAGAAATTTAAATGAAGATGGAGTAGATTTTCTTTGATATAATTCTCTAGAAAACTTTATTAGTTCTTTTTTGCTTGTTAGACTTTCGCTAGGAAACTCTTGTAAAAATTCGTTAAAAAAGTATTCTTCAAACCTGCTGATAGTTCCATCAACATCTTTATACGTTAAAAGATTTCTTGATTCATCAATTACGTTACCAGATGATTCTAAAAACTGATAATATGCTTCGAGAAAAGTTATAAATGTCGAATAATCAACATTCCCCCTAATAAACTCAGGGAGTTGTTGACGAATATTTAAAGAAGGTTTGAAATTATTAGGAATCATTTAGTTAGTATGTTTACTGTTACTGAATATGGATCATCTTTATCCATAGTTAATAATTTATTTCTTTTTGATTCTATGATAGTAGAATCGGGTTCAACGTTTATCGTTAATACTCCGTTTGTATTATTAATTGCATAAGGAGCAAAGTTATCTAAAGACACGATTCCATTTTTATAATCAACCGTTCCGGCTTCTCCACTTAAAATAGTTTTAATACCATTATTAGCATAAAAATATGTTCTTAGTTTTCCATATTGGCCGGAAATTATTGCTCTTGCAGAACCCAATATACCTCTAGTACCAGAAATTGTACCATTAACATTTTCGTTGCTGGTTATTTCAACAATTGCTTGAGTATAGTCTTTTCCCGGATTCGTTAAAATTATTTCTTGAATTTTGCCATTAGAAATAACAGCCCTCGCAGTTGCTCCTGTACCATCGCCAACAATAGTAACCGTTGGAATAACATAATAATTTAACCCGGGATTTACAACTTCTATAGAATCAATTGAAGTCGTTGATTCAGGAACTTGTTCAAGATAAACTTCTTCTCGTATTCTACCCAATTGATCCACGTATTGGACAGAAGGAGTCATTGTCACGGTTTTTCCAAATATATCTCTTTTTATTGATGTACCAAAATCCATACTATAAGATTTTGCTAAATTAGTTTCTGGTAAAATTCTTTTTTGTAGATATATCTTTTGTTGATTTGTTATTATTGATGGATCTAATCCGTTAATAGAAGCTACAAAATTAGGAATAACTAATGTTGATTCGAAATTATTTAATGTATTTGCTGCATAATTCTTTATATCTGTTGTGATTTTTGTTCTTAATTCCGAATCACTCAACAATGTTTTAGATCTAGAAAATAATACATCTGTCTGAACTTTTAAGAACGTGTAATCAACGTCCACGATTTCCGGATCAACTGTTACAATGTTTAAAGGCTTTATTATAGTTTCTTTAATTGTTCGTTTTTGATTCTCTGTAAGAGTATAGCCAGATACTGGTTTCACAGCAATAAATACTTTTCCAAATATAGGAGGATCGTTTTCTTCTCCGCTCCAAACATTAACGATATCAATAGGGAATTTATTTCCATTTCTTCTTATCAATGTGACATAATCGTTTACTGTTACAGCTCTGCCCTGAGAAGAGTAAACTTTTGGAGCCATATATTTTATTGACTCAATTGATTCCTTATTTCCGCCAATAAAAGCTGGTTGAACAGTAGTTATTATTAAATCGTCGTAAGAAGCTAATGGTCCATCTAATAAAGAAAAATTACCGATACCATTTGCATCGGAACCTTCGGTACTTAAATAATTTAATATAACTATATTTCCTTCATCAAGAGCTTTTCCTATTATATTGTTTCCAAAATATATTTCATAATTACCATCAAGCGATTCTTGTATAAAATAAATTTTCGAATCAGGTCCAACATCCAAAGAATTATCATATCTATAGAATGTATCTACTCTAAAATCAGTTCCAGATTTTTGTACAATAACTTCAAGAGTATCCAAATCAATATTTTGGTCAGGTATTTTAAACTTACTTTCTGGATTTGTGTCGGAAACGTAAGTATATCTATAAGAAATTGGTTCGCCTTGTTTTATGGTAATACCGGAAATAGTAAAAGTTCCGGTTTCATTATTAATAAAATATTCTCTAGTTGTAACAAAAGTATAATTTTTCCCATCTAATTTTTCGGAAAGAAATTTTGTATATTTTGGCATAACAAAACTTCTAATAGCAGTATCTAAACCAATAACTTCCACATCAACAATCGCTGTTGAACAAGCAGGAGAAGACGGATGATAGCCTAATAATTTTGCGTGGGATATAACAGAAGATCTTCTGGTAGCAGTATCCAAGAACATTTCATTACCAATCATATTAGTATAGAAAGCGTTATAATGCGTATTATATGCTAATATATCTAATAAAATTGATAAGACGCTTCCGGTATACGAAGCGTCTTGAAGAATATTCTGATCTTGTAGAAAAGTGACCAAATTGTTTTTAATCTGATCAAAATCGGTTCCGACAATTTGCATTTGTGAATTTGCTGCCATTTATTTCTACCTTAATCTTTCTAAGAGAACATCTATTCTTGTTAAATTCGTTTGAGTATTCAAATAAAATTGTATGACAACCTCTAATGCAGACTCGTCAACATTAGCAGCCGCTTTCACAACTAATCCAGTTATTCTTGGTTCATACAATTTTATAACGTCATATATCTCCTTTTCCACATAATTTGCTGTTAGTGGGGAAAAAGGTTCAAATAACATTTTTCTGATATTTGAACCTACTCCCGCTTGAAAAGGTCTTTCGTAATGATTTGTGAAAATTAAGTTCTTAATTGAACGAACAACTGATTGTTCATTTGTACTTAGAACAAGGTCTTTTTTGACTGGATGTATTTTAAACATCAAATCTATATCCGAATATAATATTTGAGTAGCCATATCTATTATTTATTTAATCTCCTTGACCTACATCTACTTCGCCACCACATATCTTACCGCCAGTATCAATTGGACAAGCCCATCCATCCGGTTTAGAATAATTTTTACCAAGGCTAGTTTCAACTGATCCGCCACCGTCGCACCATATGTACGTCAATACTGCGCAATCAGATGTTGCGTGGTGGGTGAAGATACAAGTTTCTTCTCCATCAGCATTGGTGTAACACCAATTCTCTCCAGTTCCTCCTGATCCAGGGCCAGTTACGATAGCTAAGAGTTTCGCCATCATTTCTTCACGAGTTGCTTTTGTCTTAGCTGCTTCACTTTTCTCAATAGACGCACAAGTAACTTTAATTTCTTCTTTATGAATTTTGGCTTCTTCTTTGTTTTCTTTTGTTACTTCTTCAGGAGGAAGTCCAGTTCCTCCAGTAGCTTTCCAATCAGGAAAAGTGTATCCTTGTCCCATTGCCATACTAGTCGGCGCACCTTCTGTAGTAGTTAAATGGAAATGTTGGTTTATTTCCTGTCCCTTAATTGTCGTGGAAGGAGAATCAATTACTATACTATCTGATCCTGGAGATTGTTGGACAAATTCGTTTCCGCATTTTGCCACATCAATTTCCGTTGAGATTCCTTGAGCTCCTAGATAAATTTTTCCCTTAACTCTAATTACCAAATCTCCGCCAATATTAAGATTCATATTCTTAGCAACATTAACTTTTAAATGATCATTCAATTCAATTAATGCTTTTCCTTTAGATTTATATCTAGTCCAACGCTCTACCGTTGTCCAAAGATTACCTCTAATATTCGTTAAATCGCTACCGTGCACCAATCTGACTGCGTGGCGCAAATCTTTTCTATGAACCGTTCCGGTATGTCTTACTTCGTGCATAGTACCCGTTCTATGCATTAAATTAATTCTTTCTTTTTTTCTTGTATCATCCAAATCAAAAAAATGACCAGATTCGGTCATTACTGAATCGTTATATGGATATTTGGTATCATATTCTGGATCGCATTCATCCCAACTAACTCCACAAGCAGCTTGTATATCTTTTTTTACTTGTTCTTTTACAAAAGGTAAAGGAGTTTTATCAATATTTTCGTTTCTAGCAAATCTGCTTGTTGTTGGTTCTTTTAGAGGATTGGGATATCTAGTTGGACCAGCATCACTATGTTCCATTCCTTCCCCGTCAGTCATAGTTCTAGAAGAAACCTGAACTGGCCTATCTCCCATATCTTTTCCAGGATCTGAAAAACCTTTACTTGCTGGATATAATTTTTCAGGAACATCAGGAATTCTACCAAAAAATACCGGATATTGAGCCGAATCACCGTCTAAGAAAAATCCAAATACAGTATCTCCTTCTTTACAAGTATATGTATCATTTGAAGAGTTTGTTGGAAATATTGGTTGAGCCCAAAGCAATTCGTCGGATGGAATATACTTTTTTTCATCAGTATGCCACCCATATATTCTTATTTGCAGTCTCCCAACTTTTTTAGGATCTTTTCTATTTTCAACAATTCCCGTCCACCAGATAAATCCATCTAGTCCAGGAAAATTCTTTTTATTCATCGTTAATGACATACTATATTACCTAAAATGTACTAGAATTCTTTATTGAATTCATAAACTCGTTAAATTTACCGCCATCGGTATCTTGTCGATTCGCTCCAGAATCCAATCCAGCTTTTCCTTCATATTGTTCTTTTCTTCCAGTATAACTATCTTTAACCACTTCTAAAATAGTTTCAAAATTGTTTTCTTGATCCAATTTATGTCTTAATGCTGTTATGATATAATATCCAGATAGAAATCTATCGTATATCTTTTTTCCGCTAGGATCTTTTGCAGTTTGTGGCATATGAATATAGATAATTCTTCCTACGGAAATATATGGATCTCCGGGAATAACCATTTTTAATCTATTATGCCCAATTAAAGCTAATTGAGCGTATCTGTAAGGAATTGCCTTTTCTAAATTATCACCTTTAGCTGGATGTATCTTTATAGTAGATTCCAAATACTCATTATGATTTTTACCGAATCTATCTGTAACTGAACTAATTATTGGTTGGTTATTATAGTAATTATCTTTATACATCAATATCTTACTATTCAAAAAACTCCAATATTTCTTATAATCAAAATCTATATTTTCGTGAGTTCTTTTTAAGTAATCTAAAGATAATGTTCTATTAGCAAATCCTCCTCTTTGATTTAGTTCGAAAGTATCGAATGAATCTAGAGGGTGATGAGAAATAATTTGTTCATACGGATCCCAAGGAACATCTTCTCTATAATCTGCATTTTTAATGCCATACCAATATCCACTACTTTCGCCACCAATTTGTGCTCTTGCAATAGGATTAGTGTACTGAAACCTTTCTATAGCAGCCTGATCTTCGTATAACGATAATATAGATCTAAAGTGATACCCGTCTCTATTTTTCCAGAATAAATAACTAGCACCAGAATCAGGACCGTGTCTATCACTAATTGCTCTAGTACATAGCCAATTAATAGCTTCAAGAGGTTTCCACTTTGGAATTACGATATGATGTAATCCCATAGTCTTTTCTATATTTTTATCAGGAAATTCTTCTGGAGGTATCTTTAAAAAATTTAAAGCAATATCTTTAACTATATCGGATATTCTCACATTTTTATACGATTTACTTATCTTCATTCTTTCTGATAGAAATGCGTCTTCAGAAACGCAATTCATAACCAAGTTTTCGTTATCGTCTTTAGCCAATCCCCTACCATCTATTTTGAAAAATCTAAATGTAGATTTTAAAGGAGTTGCTCCGGCGATACCTTCTACATTAGGTTTATTTGCCTCAAATTGTAGATATTCATCTCCGCTCCATGACATATCATTATGTCTTCCGGCAGAATCGTTTAATAAGAGTTGCATTGAAGTAAAGTTCGAGAACATATCTTCAAAATAATTAAATTCAACTACAGCATTTTTAAAATCCAACTGTTTACTTTTGGAAATAATCATACATTTGTTTATTTCCAGATCAGTAACTTTAGAACTCGAAAATTTACTTTCATTTGCCATTCTATTTCACCACCAACCTTAATATTTCAGTTTTTGCTAATTGAATATAATCTTTTTTCAAAATTCTTATTAAACGCTTTTCTTCATTAATTTCGACTTCTCTTTCGTATATCGTAACTTCAGGATATCTTCTTGTTATTTGATAAGTGACGTATTCGCCATCGGTAGTTAATACCTGTTTACTACCGGAAGGATTACCCTGTTCATATAAATTTGCATAAGAATATTGATCAACAACATAATATTCGTCCACTATACCATCAGTTGATATAATTCTAACGTGTTTTTGATATCTATATGTTGGATCGGGTGTAGAAACTGCATATTCAAAACCAGTTTTATCTTCAAGAGCACCAAGAGCTTTATATTTATCTTCTATATAAGAATTAAATAAATCTGTACTCATTGGAAAATCAAAATTTGGATCAAATATATTATTGGTTAACATAATAACCCAATGCAATTCTTCGTCGCCATAATATTTTAAGGCAATATGTTCTGGCCTATCAAAATCTTGATATTGATATGTATAATATATCTTTGGGTCGTTTAGCCAAGTATCTCTTATTTTTACACGAATTCCTATATCAGTAAGAATTCTTTTATCGTAAGTCGTTGTTGGAAAATATGAATAGAATTTTGACATCTTTACCAGCCTTTCTCAATATCTTCCTTAGTTACAATTTGCAACTCTTGGAATTGTAAACTTAATCTAGTTTGAACTGGCATACCATCTTTATACGTTGACCATCCAAAAGGAGCATAATCAACATCATAATGAATTAATGCACAAGTTTTAACTTTATGGATATTCTTATTCAATTCCCCTTTGTGCATAAACTCTATATCAAACGTAGAAGGAGTGACATAGAAAACGCCATATCCGGCAGATAGTTCTGGGTGGGCATGGAATCTAAAAGCTCTAATAATTTTCTTTACAGCATCGGCTTCTTGAGAATTTCTAGGGGTAAAATAGAAATCGTATTGAAAAGTTCTGAATCCAATTCCTCGGAAAAGCACCAATAATTGCGGGTTCATAGCAAATCCGGCATATTGACCAAGAATCGCTCCAGCTGCACCACCGCCCTGCGTTTCTCCGGAAGCAATATTCTTTAAAGTATTGGCAACATTACCTTTTTTTTGACTATCACTTTTTCCTCGTAGAGCACCAAATTTTCCGGCAATACCTTGTGCTAAATTTTTACCCGCTTCTAATACACTCGCGCTTTCCCACTCAATAGTTTGTCCAAAATTCATAGAATCAGGAATATAAAGAGAAATTGCCTGATTTATTCTTGTATGTGATACATCTTGCGGATTTGGTATTTGATCCTGAGACCAAGTGCTTCCTGGAGCACCAGCAGCGGTCGATGCAGAAGTCCCTGAGTACGCATAAGAACCAGCAGGATCGGAATAATTATAAGATCCCCCATTATAATATTTGCTGGCAGTTGCTACATTTATAAAAAAATTAACATAATGACCAGTTGCAGAAGTTCCCGCTATATCGGCTGGATATTTTAATGAATCGAAATTGTATGGAGTATTAGAAAGATTCCCCTTTAATGCAGCTAAAGGGTCCGATATTCTGCCTATTACATCATCAATATAATCTGGTATCGCCATTTTATTTAATAAATAGTAATTAATTTCAACTATTTATATTGGAAAATTGGCAAGTACAAAATATAAACAAGGATTATATAAACTGAAAAATCCCAAAAAATATAATGGCGATCCGTATAATGTTGTCTATAGATCTAGTTGGGAATTACGAGCTTTTAAATGGTTGGATGATAATCCTCACGTAATTGAGTGGGGATCTGAGGAATTAATTATTCCTTATATTTCGCCTATTGATAATAGACAGCATAGATATTTTCCGGATTTAATTGTTAAAGTAAAAAAGTTTGATGGGACTATAGTTACTTATGTAATAGAAATTAAACCTTATGCTCAAACACAAGAGCCTAAACCAAAAAAAAGAGTTACGAAAAATTATATAAACGAAGTATGTACTTGGGGAGTAAATTCAGCAAAATGGAAAGCTGCAAAATTGTATTGTGAACATAGAGATATGGAATTTAAAATATTAACAGAAAAAGAATTATTTAATAAATGAAAGATTTATTAGAATTTCATATCATAGAATATCCAGAAAAATCTGGCCAAAAATATAAATTTGATCCTTATGTTTTTGGTAGAGGTGCATGGAGAATTTTATATTCAGATAACAGAGAAGGGCGATACGTCCCAAGCAGTTTACAAAAAACACTGAATCAATATTTCTTCAAAAGAAAAGAACTGCCGAGTTTATATGAAAGATTTAAACAATCAACTCCAGAGAATAGGAAACAATTAAAAGATATTTCTATTGCTTGGCTACAATTAAAAATAAAAGCATTAAGGCAAAATTCAGAATTATCTGGATACGATATATTAAAAGAAAGAACCACATTTAGTCCGGGTCAGATGTATTTGTATTTTTATGACGCTAAACATAAAGATACTTTACCAAAATGGGATTCTCTACCTTTAACAATAATGTTAGAAAGAAGGGCGGATAGTTTTTTGGGTTTGAATTTACATTACCTTTCTATGAACGAAAGATCCGTATTTTTAGGCAAAATGCTACAATCGAATTCTGTTTATAATAAAGCTAATGATGTATTAAAAGTTAATGTTAAATATAGCGAGTTAAAGAATTCAAAAAATTATTATAAAGGATACGAAGTTTGTGTTAAAGAATATCTTTATACTCATATACACGGTAAAATATTGCCTATAGATTCTCATGAGTGGTTGTATGCAATTTTATTACCACTAGAAAATTTTCACTACAATAGATAAAAACAATGGCAACAGCAAATATATCAGATTTTATAAGTTCGTTTAGAGGAGAATTGGCTAGATCTGCCAATTTTGAAGTTTTTATCCAAGATATGCAAATTGCTCCCTTTAGATGTGAAGCAACAGAATTACCTTCTAGAAATTTCGCGACAGTTGACCAAAAAACATATGGCCCCGTTGAAGCATTTCCTGTGCAATCATTTTTCGATAAAATTATATTAAATTTTATATGTTCTGATGACATGACAGAAAAGAAGTTTTTCGACACATGGATGAATCAAATTTCTTCAATCAGCGGAGCAACTGGTTCTGGAGTAAAATTTGATTTTGAATATAAAGATAATTATAGGAAAAATATAACGATTAAACAATTCGACGTAACAGGAAAACTTAGTTATGGTGTAAATTTGTTAGAGGCTTTCCCAGTATCAATAAACGCATTAAGTTTGCGCTGGGATAATGCTAATATGATCCACAAATTACCAGTTACGATTTCTTACCGATATTACAGCATTATTTAAAACATTATGGAGATATTATGCTACCAAAATTAACAACCCCCACATATGAACTTGAATTACCGGTTTCAAAAACTAAGATAAAATTTAGACCTTTTTTAGTAAAAGAACAAAAAATATTATTATTAGCAAACGAGACTTCTGATGATGCCGCTTTTATAAGGAATAATATTGCTCAAGTTTTAACTAATTGCTGTTTAACTAAAGATATTATTATCGACGACTTACCTTCTGTTGATCTAGAATATTTTTTCTTAAATCTTAGAGCAAGGTCTGTTGGTGAAAATGTTGAATTAAGATATAGATGCGAAAAAGAAAATGAAGTGGGAGAAATTTGCGGAAACAAGTTAATTTTAAACGCGGATCTATTAGATATAAAAGTCGATTTAAACGGATATCAAGATCTAATTAAATTAACAGATACTATTGGAATCAAAATGAAACCACCGAAATTGGATGCAATTGAAAAACTTTCTGACGACAAAAAATCTATGATTGAAAGAACCCTTGATTCTATCGTAGAAAGTATAGAATATATTTACGATAAAGATAATTTTTATTATCCAAAAGAAGTATCTAAGCAAGAAATAATTGATTTCTTAGAAAGTTTAAGTTTTGAACAATTTAAAAAGATAGAAAAATTCTATCAGGGAATTCCTAAGTTAAAAAAAGATTATGATATTATTTGTTCAAAATGCGGATTTGAACATAAGATTACTTTGGAAGGATTACAAAGTTTTTTAGGATAGGTCTTTCTCACGAAACTTTGACAAACTATTACAAAACCAATTTCGTACTAATGCAACACCACAAGTATAGTTTGTCAGAGTTGGAAGAAATGATGACGTGGGAAAGAGAAATTTATGTAACACAATTGCAAATTTATATTCAAGAAGAAAACGAAAGAATACAAAACCAAATAGGAAAGTAAAATGGCTGCCGAATTAACCGAACTAACGAATTTATTAAAAATTCAGAATCAAAACTCTTCGACCAATTTTAAAAATTTGGAAAGAGTTATTGAACAAGTTTTTGCTCAGATGAGAAATTCGTTAACCGGAATTAAGAATCTCGACGAACAACAAATTAGTATAATGAGAGATTCTTTAAATAAAGAACTTCTTGAGGAACAGTTAATTGAAAAAGATATTCAATTAGGTGATAGAGAAATAATTTCTGCTCTAAAAGAAATTGAGCACCTTTTATCGCAACAATTTGATTTTGATAGGGAATCTGAAAATAAGAGAAAATTAAGCGAGCATATTCAACCGGATTATCAGACAGATCATAGAGAACAACTTGATTTAAGTGGAGTAGAACATTTATTACGAAGATTAATTGATACAACAGAAAATATTAGCGTTGGTTCCGAATCAACGATAGAAAGGGTTGCCGAAGGTTTCGGTATCGCAAGTTTAGTAGGAATTCTTAAAGATATCGCTTTTAAAATGGGATCTTTGGTTTTAAAATTTCCTATGCTATCCGCAGGAACTCTTGGAGCAATACAAGGAGCATCAGGAGGTTCTTTAATTGGTTCAGTAGCTTCTGGTGGAGCAATTGGGCTTTCTAAAGGAGGAATACCAGGAGCCATAGGAGGGGCTGCTGTTGGAGCAGGAACTTGGGCCGCTGGTAGAATGATAACAAGAGAAACTAGCGAAACCGATCGTAGAATAGGAAGATGGGATGATGTTGGGGAACCTGGATCGAAAGTTAAATCTAAAAAAATATCAATGGATGAAACTAAATTTAACGAACTTAGAGAACCGAAAATAAATGCTCCAGAAGCCGCTAAAGGGTTAGGTCAAACAGTAGCAAAATACGAATCATCCAAAGCCGGAACAAAAGCCGTGGGCTATGATAAAACCGGAGGAACTTCGTATGGAAAATATCAAATAGCATCTAAACCAGGAACTTTTAATAAGTTTCTTTCGCATTTAGAAAAGACTGATCCAGAAGCAGCGGAAGAATTAAAAAAAGCAGGACCAGCTAATACAGGAAGCACAACAGGAAGTGTCCCAGAAACTTGGAAAAAATTGGCATCCGAAGGAAGACTACAAAAAGCAGAACACGAATTTATTAAAGAAACTCATTATGATCCAGCAATAAAAAAAGCAGCTTCTTTAGAATATGATGTAGAAGATCCAAGAATTCAAGAAATGGTTTGGTCTGGATCAGTTCAACATGGAGGAGTGAATAAAATCTTAAGTAGAGCGGCTGGCGGAGCAACCCCAGAAGAACAAATTAAAAAGTTTTACGAAGAACGTAGAAAATACGTACAAGGAAATCCTTACGAAGAATCTTTACTAAAAAGATACGCAAAAGAAGAAAAAGATGTTCTTGCAATGGATACTTCCGAAAAAACTAAACTTGCTTCAGAAAAAACAGAAGCAAAACCAGAAAATTTAACCGAAACGAATTCGCATTCTTCATCAGTTGAAGGAAAACTTGTACAAGGAAAACCATCTGGACCAATTAAAATGGACGGTAAAGTAATAAATCCGGAAGATCTGGAATATAAATCTGCCAGCGAAAGACTTTTAAAATCGAAACAAGAAGCGAATTCTTATGCGAAAGCGGAAAAAGAAGTTCCTGAAGGTAAAGGATATTCTGAAGAAGAATCTGAAATAGAAGAAATGGATGAACCTATTTTAGAAGATCCTTCTTTAAGAACACTATCTAGGGACGAAGAAGCTCAACAAACGATGGATAGTTTATTTGGTCCAGAAGAATCCGCTAATGAACAAGTTTTAACGAACCAAAAACAACAATCTATAGGTATGTCTCCTTTTGGAGGAATAATCCAACCAACAGGAGGAGGTTTATTTGGCGGAAGATTCGGTCAACAAAATCCTTTTGGAACAATTCAAGGAGTTTTGGGAGGATTAGGTTCGGCTGTTGGTATGGGACAGAGTATGGGCAATATGGGTTCAATGGGAGGAATCTACGGAGCCCAAGGAGCCCTTGGCGGTATACAAGGAATGTTAGGAACTTTGGGTATGCAATCTCCAGTGTTAGGGCAAGTTGGCCAAGAAATGGGAAGCATAGGAAACGTTATCTCTTCTGTTCAAACAGCAAAAAATATGGGTAATATTGGAGGAGGTGGTATCCTCGGAGGAATAAATGCTGCTTCTGGAGTGATGGGAGCTGTCGGAAGTATTTTTAATGCCGCGCAAGGTTTAGGTTCTATTAGTCCGATTAATCAACAACCAAGTTCCGGAGGATTTTTAGGTTCTATTTTTGGTCAGAATCAAGATTCTATTAGTCCGAT